GGGAAAGTATGGGTTCCACAGACTAGGTGGGCTGAAGAATTAGTAGATGAGATTGCAGAATTTCCATCAGGTGAGCACGATGACTTGGTGGATGCAACGACACTGGCGCTCATGCGCTTTCGTCAAGGGGGGTTCTTGCGCTTACCAAGCGANGAGCCTGAAGACATTCGGTATTTCAAAGGCCACCGCGCCGAGCGGTACTACACAGTATAAGGATTGAATATGAAATTTGGATTGATGGGTGTTAGTTCTGATGGAACTATGTTTACACCGAACGGCAAAAAATTATTTAAGCTGCCCGCTACTTTGGCGTTTGCAGTCCAATCCATCCAGCACTGGGTGGCTAAAAAAACTTGGAGATAAACATGGCAACGAGTTCAATGGACAAAAGTTTGTATCAAGCCCCTCAAGGCATTTCAGATTTGATGGAGCCTGATTTGGAGATCGAGATTGAAAACCCCGAGTCAGTTAGCTTAGAAATGGGCGACATCGAGATTGACTTAAAACCTCGCAAAGAAACAGCGGAAGACTTTGACGCTAACTTAGCTGAGTACATGGACGAGGGCGACTTAGATGCGCTTGGATCAGAATTGGTAGAAGACTTTGGCAAAGACATAATGGATCGCAAAGATTGGATCAAAACTTATGTTGATGGTTTGAAGTTGTTAGGTTTGAATTACGAAGATCGAACAGAACCTTGGCAGGGCGCGTGTGGCGTGTTCCACCCCATGTTGACAGAGTCCGTTGTTAGGTTTCAGTCAGAAGCAATGATGGAGACATTCCCAGCAATGGGGCCAGTCAAGACCCAGATTGTTGGCGCGATTGACTTACTTAAAGAAGAAGCTGCCGCTCGCGTGCGCGAGGACATGAACTATCAGTTGACCGAGGTGATGGTTGAGTACCGCCCAGAGCACGAGAAGATGTTGTGGTCACTACCACTTGCGGGTTCAGCATTTAAGAAGGTGTACTACGACCCAGCCAAAGGTCGTCAAGTTGCGGTGTTCATCCCTGCTGAAGACATCGTCGTTCCTTATGGCGCGAGTAATCTTGAGTCCGCCGAGCGGGTCACGCATGTGATGCGTAAGACTGAAAACGAGATCTTAAAACTACAAGAAGCTGGGTTCTACATTGATGTGGAATTAGGTGAGCCATCACACGAGTTGGATGATATTGAGAAGCAGAAAGCTGAAGAGCAGGGCATGTCAGCTATCAATGATGATCGTTTCCGTATCTTGGAGATGCACGTTGACTTGGACTTGGCCGGGTTTGAACACGAGGACAAGAAGGGTAAGAAGACTGGGATTGCGTTGCCGTACGTGGTGACTATTGAGAAGGGCACAAATAAAGTTTTAGCCGTAAGGAGAAATTGGTATGAAGACGACGAACTCCACACCAAGCGCCAGCATTTTGTCCACTACCAATACATCCCCGGTTTTGGCTTCTATGGCTATGGTCTTATCCACCTTATCGGCGGCTACGCGAAATCGGCGACGATGCTCATCCGTCAACTCGTGGATGCGGGAACACTCTCGAACTTACCCGGGGGTCTCAAATCTCGTGGTCTCCGCATCAAGGGTGATGACACGCCAATCCAGCCCGGAGAATTTAGAGACGTAGATGTGCCTTCCGGAAGTATCCGTGACAACATCTTACCCTTACCGTACAAAGAACCAAGTCAGGTTTTGTTTGCTCTGTTCCAGAACATAGTTCAAGAAGGCCGTGCGTTTGCATCCAGCGGTGACATGAACGTGTCGGATATGAGTACTAATGCCCCAGTGGGTACAACATTGGCTCTGTTGGAGCGCACACTCAAAGTGATGACAGCGGTGCAAGCTCGACTGCACTACACCATGAAGCAGGAGTTCAAACTCCTCAAGATCATCATCGCTGACTATACGCCCGAGGAGTACGACTATGAGCCAGAAGATGCAGGCCGNAAAGCCAAGAAATCAGATTACGACAGCACNGAAGTTATNCCTGTTAGNGATCCAAATGCAGCAACAATGGCACAGAAAATCGTGCAGTACCAAGCAGTTCTTCAGTTGGCTCAGTCTGCACCACAACTCTATAACTTACCTCTGTTGCATCGTCAGATGATTGAGGTGTTGGGTATCAAGAATGCTAACAAGCTTGTGCCCGTAGAAGACGACCAAGTGCCAACCGACCCAGTGCAGGAAAACCAAAATATCCTCATCATGAAGCCGGTCAAAGCGTTTATTGAGCAGAACCACGAAGCTCATATCCAAGCGCACATGGCGGCTATTCAGAATCCGAAGATTCAACAGTTGATGCAGATGAATCCGCAAGCTCAAGCAATCATGGCAGCAGCTATGGCGCACATTAACGAGCACATCGCATTTGAATACCGCAAGCAGATTGAGATGGCAATGGGTATGCCACTGCCAACAGAAGAGCAAAACAAACAAGTGTCTCCAGAGTTGGCGGATCGTATTGCAATGATGACGGCACAAGCGTCTCAGCAGTTGACCCAAAAAGCACAACAGCAAGCGCAACAACAACAAAACCAGCAGCAAATGCAAGACCCGATTGTTCAGATGCAGATGCAAGAGTTGCAGATCAAACAAGGCGAGTTGCAGTTGAAACAACAGAAGCAACAAATCGACGCTGCGGCAAAAGCAGATCAGATTCGTATCGAAGAAGCACGTATCGCGGCTCAAAAAGAGATCGCTGCTATGCAGGTTGGTGCACAGACAGCCGCAAAGAAAGATCAGTTAAACAGACAAATGGAATCTGAAGGAGTTCGTATGGGCATTGATGCGGCTAAGCACAAAGCGCAGATGGCTATGCAACAAGCGCAACGGGCGGCGCAACGAAATCAGCCCAGCAACAAAAAGGGGCAGTAAATGGATTCACAAGCGCTTGCATACCTACTCAAAGAAATTGACAAGTTACGCGAGGATCAAGCCATTTTTTTAAATGGCGGTGGCGCAAAGGATTTCGCCGAGTATCGGCACGTCTGCGGAGTTATTCGGGGTCTAACTCATGCAGATCAAATTGTCAGAGACCTTGCGAAAAAAATGGAGTATTCCGATGACTGAATTTGATGTCGCTGCGGTAGATTTGTCTGGCATTCTTAATACGAGTGCAGAAGAAAAAGCTAAGCAGTTGCCCGACCCAAAAACTTTTCACCTTCTGTGCGTTGTACCAGAGGCGATGGAAGAGTTTGCCGACAGCGAAATTGGTATTGTCAAATCAAACCAATCTATGCACTATGAAGAAGTACTGACCCCAGTACTGTTTGTGGTCAAGCTTGGCCCCGATGCCTATACAGATACCGCCCGGTTCCCTAGTGGGCCGTCGTGCAAGGAAGGTGACTTTGTCATTGTCCGACCCAATTCAGGCACCCGTCTGAAGATTCATGGCCGCGAATTCCGCATCATTAATGATGATTCGGTTGAGGCTGTTGTGGAAGATCCGCGCGGAATTACCCGTGCTGCATAAGGAGTAATACATGGCAACGCAAAAGTTTGAAGACTCTTATGAGTTTCCCGATGAAAAAACAGAGAAAGCTTCTGCTGAAGAGAAGTTTGAGATAGAAATTGAAGACGATACCCCCGCGCAAGATCGTGGCCGCAAGCCCATGAAAGAGCCGGTGGAAGATCCAACCGAAGACGAACTATCCACATATGACGAGAAGGTTCAAGCGCGTATCAAGAAGTTCACCCGTGGCTACCACGACGAACGCCGCGCCAAAGAAGAAGCCCTACGCGAACGCGAAGCGGCTGAAAACTTTGCCAAACAAGTCTATGAAGAAAACAAAAAACTTCAACAACAGCTTTCTAATGGAAGCAAAGTATACATTGAGCAGTCTCAATCTACCGCCCAATTAGAGCTTGATTCCGCAAAGAAACGCTATAAAGAAGCCTACGAGTCTGGCGATGTAGACGCTATCACCGAAGCCCAAACAGAAATTGCTAAAGCTACTCTTAGGATAGACAAAGCTTCTGGATTAAGGCCCATTGAAGTTGAAGAACGTGAGTTCCAAGCCGTACAGCCAGAACAACCTAAGTTAACCCCCCGCACTAAAAAGTGGGTAGATGCCAACACTGATTGGTGGGGAGTTGATGAAGAAATGACTATGACTGCGATGGGTATTGACAGGAAGTTACAAAAAGAGTATGGTGCGGACTATGTAGGTACTGAAGAGTACTTCAAAACCATCGACAAAACGATGCGCAAAAGATTTCCTGAACACTTTGAAAGTGAACAGAGCTACGAGGAAGACGATCCGCCTCCTAAGAAAAGGGCGTCAGAACCGGAAGAGGAGTATGAAGATACCCCACGCCGTGCAACAAGAAATACTTCGCCTGTGGCACCAGCCTCACGAAGTACTCCACCTAATCGTATTCGTTTAAAAGCATCAGAAGCCGCCACTGCGCGTCGCCTTGGGGTGCCCATCGAAGAATACGCAAAACAGGTTGCTCTACTTAGAAAAGGAATATGAAAATGGAAAATACTGAAGTCACTAAAGCTGGAAAACCGCAAATTCGCTTAGATCGTGCGTTGGATACTCGTCAGGTTATGCAACGACCAACATCATGGCAAGCGCCAGAGGCTTTACCTTCACCCGACGACAGACCCGGTTGGTCACATCGTTGGATTAGAACCAGCACGCTGGGGACAAATGATCCATCAAACATTTCGTCTAAGTTCCGTGAGGGATATGAACCCTGCAAAGCAGAAGACTATCCAGAACTCATGATGCACGCTTCCGTTGACGGACGCTTTAAAGGNAATATCGAAATTGGTGGGTTAGTACTTTGCCGTATCCCAGCCGAGTTTATGCAACAACGTGACGCTCACTTTGCCAAGATAAACAAAGCACAAATGGATTCGGTAGACAACACCTACATGAAAGACAATGACCCACGGATGTCAAAATTCGCGGAAAGATCGTCCAAAGTAACATTTGGCACAGGTACATAAATTTTTTTTAAAAGGAGTCTTAAATGGCTTATCCAGTAGTTGACGCCCCTTACGGGCTAAAACCATTGAATTTGATTGGTGGTCAAGTATTTGCGGGTTCAACCCGTATGTACCCCATCCAATACGGTTACTCAACCGACATCTTCTATGGTGATTTCGTTGTTCTGTCCCGTGGCTTTGCCACACGCGCCTCAGTTACTACCGGCACTGGTTTGAACCAGACCGTTGGTATTTTCTTGGGCTGCACATTCACTAACCCTGTAACTAAGCAAAAGCAGTTCAGCCAATACTGGCCCGCAAGCACCGCAGCAGGTGATTGCCAAGCCTACATATCGGATGATCCTGATGCTGTGTTCAAGGCAGTTGTTTGTTCTGCTACAACCGCTGTTGCATCTGGTGCTTTGGCGATGATTGGCACTAACGTGTCAGCTATCAACAACACCGGTAATGTCAATACCGGAAACTCTGCTAACGCAGTTTTGGCTCCTAGCGATACTCCTGTCACAACCACTCTGCCTTTGCGCGTGATTGATGTTGTGCATGACACAGCAGTTGATTTGGGTACAGTTACTTACAGTTCAGGTACAACTACCTTGACCGTCAGTGCTTTGCCTTTTGCACTGCCAGTTGGTACAGACGTTTCTGTGTTGACCACAAATGGTCAGCTTGCACAGACAGGTTCTTTTGTTGATACAGCAGCCGCAGCAGGCGCAACTTCTGTTGTGCTGAACCAAGCCGCCACATTCACATTGAATTCTGGTGTTTACACATCGACTGTGGTTTTCACTCAGTATCCTGAAGTCTTGGTTAAGTTGAACCAAGGTTTGCATGGTTACTATTCCGCCACCGGCGCATAAGGAGTTATTTAAATGGCTATTTCACGTGCACAACTACTTAAAGAACTCTTGCCCGGCTTGAATGCCTTGTTTGGCATGGAGTACGCTCGTTATGGTGAAGAACATAAAGAAATTTATGAAACCGAAACCTCAGAGCGTTCTTTTGAAGAAGAGACCAAACTGTCTGGCTTCTCAGCCGCACCTGTCAAAAACGAAGGTTCTGCCATCGCTTATGACAATGCTCAAGAGGCATGGACTACCCGCTATAACCACGAAACCATTGCTTTGGGTTTCTCAATCACTGAAGAAGCGATTGAAGATAACTTGTACGACAGCTTGTCTGCTCGTTACACCAAAGGT